TGTGTGTCAATCTCTATCCAACATTCCCAAAAAACGATTGGCATCACCATACAACCCAAACAGCGTGGCTTCCTGGCTGCCGAACAGTGTGATCTGTGACTGCCGTCCCAACTTGATGTAGTAAGGACAGGTGAGTTTTTGATCCAGGATCATTAACACTCTGGGCGTGATCGACAGCAAAGGGTATTGCCAGCTTTCCAATTCCAAAGACTCAAATGCCTGTAAACCTGTCAGTGACAATCGCAATCCGCCTGAACTTCTAATATTGGCCCACCAATGTCGTTCTGCCCACTGCTCACTGGGACGTTGATCGGGTGCTAGATCTTGAACAATCTTTCTTGTGATTTCAAGCCTGCTGGGCATTGGGATAAACTTGATCCCCAGCTCTGAGCAGAACTACCGTGAACTTGCTGGTTTTGAACTGTGTGTTGAGTTTTTTGGCCAAGTTCACAGCATGACCAGGATTGCTGAAAGATACTTTTTTGTACTTGGGTCCGGGATACTGTGCCAGCATACTGCTGGTTTTGAGATTGATTGGTTGGTTGTCAAAAAACACAGCCCAGATACCATCACTGGCCAAGACCTGCTCGGTCTTGTAGTTGTGTTTGTTGGTGTGTTCAATCAACACTTGTGGTTTGGGTCTGCTCACTGTGTGCTCCTAGATTTATTTATCTAGAAATATGCGCAGTTTAAAACTTGCTGGCTGCGAGATTGACCTTGATTTCTTGCTGTGCTTGCTCCAACAGTTGACGTTGAAGTTCTGTAACCGCCATCAACAGTTTGGTTATATCGCTGTGTAGATCTTTGGCATCTCTAATAGGCATCACAAGATCTCGTTGACCTCGAGCTTCGTGAGCCTTGACCAGATCAATAAATCGATTAATATGTAAACTCATAACACTGTGTGGGGCCTGGCCTGCGCCAAAGTTGGGATGTAATCTTGTAATTTGATGCCTCTACTGATGTCAAGTTGATCGTTGTAGGCAAAAAAGTTTTCCAGTTTTTCTACATCAATTGGTTTGGTTTCAATGCCATTGATCAAGTAATCAATGCGATTGCGAAAAAAGTCATCATTTTGGTAACTCATGGTTTGTTTACATCGTTCGAGATCAGTCAGTGCCAAGCTTTTGTTGGGAAATAAAAATGGAGATATTTCTGCTCCATTTTTTGGATTCATGGCTTCGTTTATTAGGATAACCGGCCATTCATACTGGCTTTCTAAAAATTCAATCAGCTGGCTCAGATTGCTGATATTCCAAATACTGGCACACACACTGAAACACACATGTTCGGTGATAGCTTTGAGTTTTTCGATGTTGTTGTTTAACAAGGTCCAATCACTGGGCCACCGAATGTATCTGTTGATCTTGTCATACCCGTCTATGCTGACTGTGAATTTGACATTTTTGAAATTTGACAGCAAATCAAACACTCGAGCGTTGACATTGGTAGCATTGGTTATCACCATCAAATCAATATCATCTCTGTTGTGTTCCAACGCTGTGGTCAGAAAAGATTGAAATTCGGGCATGATGGTTGGTTCACCGCCGGCTACCATGACTTTGGTCACAGTGTTGTAGTCAATTATTTGGTGTAGTTTTACCTCACGACTAGTTTCTGTCACAGGCCATCCAATACGTTGATATTCTTTGACCAACTGTGAACTGGCTCCAGGATGACACATCCTACAGCTCAAGTTACAAGTGTTGTCATTGCGGATATCGTAGTATATCACTGATGGTTTCAAATCAGAAATTGAAGTGATACCAAGTCTATTGATCCATTCTGCACTGTCACGCTGACGAAAACTTTCGCCACCATTGGCCTCTACTTTGTAACAATTTTGGCATGCTCTAACAGGTTTGCCTGCTATCATGGACTCACGAATTTTTTCTAAATCGCTGTCAGAGTTGTAATCAAAATTTGCTGGAAATTTTTTAATAGGATTGCCGTAACAACATGGCTTTATAACATCCTGTTCATTGACATGCAGATGAACAAATGGCATCACACACCAATAAGGGTTTTGTTCCAGTAACTGTTTTACTTCCATGGACTTTATGGTTCAATCCAATTGTTCCATTGATATTTTTCCCAGGATCCTGTACTTGAGCGTTTGGGTTCCATCACTGGTACAATACAGCGGTCGTAAATCTGAGCCATCTGACGCCATAACTGTTCACGCTCTTGAGTGGTCAGGCCAGAGCTGATCAAACCACCGGGTCCGTCGTGTTCTTGACGATCCAGCCCATAGTCATGGCGCCATGTGTAGCACATGTCAGTGATGATTTGTTCGCGAGTTTTCATTTTTTCTTCAAGAATGGTTTTAGGTCTGGTGGCGTCCAGCCCACAGGCTTCAGCACCTTGCCGTCTTCACGCTTGCGAACCTTGCCAGTGTCCTTGTCAATTTTGGCAAAGTTAGTGCGCATGACTTCTTTCCATGCGCCTTCGCCATCTGCGCCCATGGAGTGAATGGCTCCAATGGTGACCACAAGAATGTCAATCAAGGCATCCAAGGCCGCTTCGTCATCCTCGGCTTCTTGAAGTTCTGTGAATTCTTCTTCGATAAGATTGCAATACATATCCCACTGTGCTTGATCGCCTGTGACACTTTGATCGCAGGCCCGCATAAATTTTTCTTGGTCTCTAAATGGATTCATGGTAGTTGAACAGGTATTGTTTGTTGGGCTTGATCCTTGGTATAAAAAGGACCTTGATAAGGATAACGTTGTACAGCAATCAGCTTGGGAGATTCTGTGACTTCCCATTGACGTCCTTGTTTGATTCTATACCAGCCACCACAAAACCAAGACTTGGATTTTTTGGTCTTGGTATACAGTGGCAGTCCGTGCTTGACGTCCCATGTGGGATTGAACACTCGACCCTGTGCTGGAAATCCGTGTACAGTGTTTGTTTTCTGTGGCGGGGCTCTGTGCGCAACAGTTTCAAACTCTATGCCTCGTTGAGCAATCATGCTGATGGTTTGAAATCTAGTCACGCGGTCGTTGATTTTGACATCAAACCCGTCACTGGTGGCTGTGATATTGCCAATTTTTTGATCGTCTTGTCTTAAAATCCAAAACTGATCTTGGATCACTGGTTTAGCTACAATCATTGAATCAATGCTCCTTGATAATGTTGACGCAGCCAAGCAGCATATTGCTCGCTTGACTCGCTGATTTTGTTTAGTTCAAATCGGCCGCAGAACTTCATGAACCTGGTGCCAATCTGGCCAATGTCTTTGTGTGAAATTTGTTCTCGAATGGCCTGATCAACTTTGTCTTTGACAGCTTGAGGTTGTGCGTTGAGGTCAATCAGTGTGCGGTTGCGTTCATAGTCATCTAGAACTCTGTGTTCCGCACCGTTGTGATCAGTCCAACGCTGAAGCATGAGATTGTTCCAGTTGTAACCTCGGCGATCTCGATCACCAAATGCTTCCCGCAGGCCCACACGATTTTTGGTGCCGTTTTCTCGCACGCCTGGGTAAGCACTGAACACGTTGTCAGTGGGATCTCCACGCACACATTTTTCAAACAACAGCCACGCAGGGTCGGGTGTGACTTTTGGTTGTTTGGTTTTTTTGTCCATCACTGGTCGATCTTTGCCATCAAAGATGCCTTTGAGGGTGTGAAGTTCATCAGTTACGCCATTGAATTGACGCACGTTTTCTGCCAAAAGTTGCACGAAGTCTGTGTCTGAAGAAATTATGGTGTGTTCGTCATTGGGATGAAGCGCAATGAATCTAGCAATGACATCATCGGCTTCTGCTTCAGCATGACGAATCACACTACAGTTGGTATTTTCGCTCAAGTATTTAGTGAGATTGTCATAGGCTTCCCAGAACAGCCGATCTTCTTCCTGTTCTGTTTCGGTCAGCGCAGCACGAGCTACAGCGCGATTCTTTTTGTAAGGTTCGTAGTGATCTTTGCGCCAGCTGCGCCCTTCTAGGGCAAATACCACGTGGTCAGCACCAAATCGCCTGACCACACGATTCACACTGCTGAGAGTGATGTGTAGCGCATAGCCCACTTTTTCCCAACTGTCGGCTGCTCTAAAAGCACTGTGTCGTGCGCGAAAAAAGGTATTGGCAGTGTCAATCAGTAAGTATTTCACGGCGATCAATGATTTGGTTTTGGATACAGTATTCTAGCACAAAGTCTGCCCAAAAGCAATGGGCATCTTTGCCAAAATGCCATGAATTTGAGTTGACAGTATTGAATCCGTTTTGGCGCAGAGCTTGATCGTAGGTCAATGAACCGTAAGGGTCCAAGTAGTTGACCCCCCAAGATTGCCTAGATCGAATACGGTCAAAATAGCTGTTGCCATTGAAGAAAAAATGCGGTATGTGTTGTTGAACAAGTTCAAGATGAAACTGCCAAATTTGGTTGTGCCAAAGTTGTTGACACTGATTCCAGTCTACATCCGCAATGAATTGCCGGTATCGATTTTTCAAAGAGTCTGGCACCCAATCCAGCCCACTGCTGCCAATTTGGTAGTGCTGCCCTTGGTGAAGCCAT